CATGCAAGCAATCAAGAACAATCCGGCTAAAGCAGGTATGTTATATAAAAAAGTAACAGATAGGCTGACCATCAAAGATTGTACAGGTTTGTACATGGACTATGTTGAGTTGACAATCAAAGCAACTAAGCCTGACATTGTTGTGTTGGATATGGGTGACAAGTTTGCTATGCGTACAAGCGATAAGTCTGATGTGTACTTGAAAGATGCGGCGATTCATGCTAGGAACATAGCTAAGTTGCATGGTTGTGCGATTATATGGATGAGCCAATTGTCTGCGGAAGCAGAGGGTAGGGTTACACCTAATCAATCTATGCTTGAGGGTTCTAAAACAGGCAAAGCGGCAGAAACAGATTTGATGTTGCTTTTATCTAAAGACCCCATGCTTGAGGGCGAGGAAGAAACAGATATAAGACATATTGTTGTATCTAAGAATAAGTTGAATGGATGGCATGGTACAGTTACCTGTCGTCTAGATAAAGAGAAATCATTTTATATACCTTGAGGGCAAAATGAAATTAGTAGTTGATGTAGAAAACACAGTAATCACAAGAGATGGTAAGCTACACCTTGATCCATACGAGCCAACAAATACATTAACAATGGTAGGTGTTGGGGATGCGAATGGTAATGGTGAGCCAACTGTATTTACTTTTGATCATGCTGAGATGCAACCAGATAGTACTGACAAACTAAGGAGTTTACTTGAGGATGCCTCATTATTGATTATGCATAATGCCCAACATGATTTGCAATGGCTGTGGAATTGTGGATTCAATTTTGATTGTGATATATACGATACAATGTTAGCTGAGTATGTCTTACAGAGAGGAGTTAAGAAAGGAACTTCATTAGAGAAGTGTGCAGAACGCTATGAGTTGCCACAGGGCAAGTCAAGCATACTGAAAGACTACTTTAAAAAGGGATATACAACTAGAGATATACCACATGCTGAATTAAGTAGTTACTTAAAGGATGATATCAGAATCACTCGTTGTTTGTATTGGGCATTGTTTAAAAGATACCAAGATCAAGAGAATCAATCTCTGCGTAGAGTCTTAGATATTAAGAATAAAGTGTGCAAGACACTAACTCGCATGTACATGAATGGCATGAAAGTTGACGAGATGGAACTAGAAAGGGTGCGAAACGAGTTTGAACAAGAAAAGACAGATATAATATTTGAGTTGTCTGATCAAATGAAAGTGTTAATGGGAGATACCCCTATTAATTTGAATAGTCCTGAACAATTATCACAAGTTATCTACAGTAGAAAGGTTATTGATAAGAAGGTATGGGGAGAAGAGCTGTTTCATTTTGTTAAAGACAAGAAAGCTTTTAATCAATGCGTTGAACAGAATACTGTTCCTATGTACAAAACTAAAGCTATACAATGTGATGAGTGTAAGGGCAACAAAAAGGTATACAAAACTAGAAAAGATGGTTCTCTATTTAAGAAACCTAATATATGTAAGAAGTGTTTAGGTGAAGGCTTTCTGTTGATACCATCTCAATCTATCGCAGGTTTACGATTCAAACCTACGAGTAAATCTTGGGTAAGTGCTAATGGTTTCTCTACTGCAAAAGGTGATCTTGATGTACTACAGAATCAAGCAACAGCAAATAACTTAATTCCACAAGCTAAGTTTATAGCTAATGTAAAAAGGTTATCTGCTTTAGATTCGTACTTGTCATCGTTTGTGCAAGGCATTAAGACATTTACAAAAGAAGATGGGTTCTTACATGTGGGTCTAACACAACATGTTACATCTACAGGAAGATTTAGTGGACGTAACCCTAATATGCAGAATATGCCTAGAGGTGGTACATTCCCTGTTAAGAGAGTTTTTGTATCTCGTTTTGATGGTGGGCAGATACTTGAAGCGGACTTTGCTCAATTGGAGTTTAGAGTGGCGGCATTTCTATCTCAAGATGAAGTTGCAATGCAAGAGGTGAGAACAGGCTTTGATGTGCATAGTTATACTGCTAAGATTATATCTGATGCGGGACAGCCTACGAGCCGTCAGGTAGCTAAGATGCATACGTTTGCTCCGCTTTACGGCGCAAGTGGGTATGGCAGAACGAAAGCAGAAGCAGAGTACTATACGCATTTTAATGAAAAGTATAAAGGAATTGCAAAGTGGCATAAAAAGTTAGCTGATGAGGTAGTTGCAACAAAGCGAGTGACAATACCATCAGGTAGACAATACGAATTTCCATTAGCTGAAAGGAGAAGAAATGGTAGTGTAAGTTTTTTTACTATGATTAAGAATTATCCTGTTCAAGGTTTTGCAACAGGTTGTATTGTTCCGATAGTCTTATTGGAATTTGAGAAATTGTTAGGAAATCTACAGAGTTGTTTAGTAAACACAGTACACGATTCAATCGTTGTTGATGTACATCCTAACGAGGTGGATGAAGTGATAGCGGCAGTAGCACACCTAAATCAAAATCTGCACGACATCATCCACCAATACTATGATATTGATTTTAATGTACCATTATTATTAGAATCAAAAATAGGAAAGAATTGGCTTGACACGAGAGAAATTTAGTGTATAACTATACATTCTATAAAAGTCGAAAGTGAGGATATAATGACTACCAATATAGTAACACAAGATAATATGAATACATACAATGCCGAAATGGCAAAGATTATGGGTGTAGGTGACGATGGAGATTCATCTGAAACTAAAACATCCACATTAGCTAGAGTAAAGATTATTCATGCACCAATCATGGGCATGAAAACCATTGATGGTGAGGAAACAGAAACTGTTGTTGTCAAAGGTGGTTCGTACTCTATACAAATGCCTGACGATAAGATTGTTTATGGTAGCAAACTAACGATGCGACCATTTATGCAGAGGTACATGTACAAGAAATATGTACAGGGTACTGATGCAGATAATCCGGGCTACTTTGTAAAAACAATCATGGCTGATTCTTTAAATCAAGACCTTAAAGATACGCATGGTGGTTACAACTGTGGTAAACCCGCAGGGTACATCAAAGACTTCAAGGCACTTAGTGAGGATATGCAAAAGCTTATACGTACAATCAAACGTGTGCGTGTTATATTTGGTTTAGCTACACTTACTAATCCTGTTGATGAGAGTGGTAAGAAGATCAATAACTTTGATACCAACATTCCTGTTATCTTTGAAGTAGACAATAGGACTAGCTTTAAAACATCAGGTGAGCCTTTTGCATCATTAGCTAAACGTAAGCATTTACCTATACAACACCTAATTGATTTTAGTACTGAAGTACAAGAACTAAAAACAGGTGGCAAGTATTACACAGTTCTTGCTAAACTTCGTAGTGAGTCAATGGATGTGAACAAGGAAGATGCTGAGACACTACAATCTTTCTTAGATTGGATCACTAATTATAATAGCTATGTGACTACTAGCTTTGATGAGAAGAGAGGTAACTCTGTATCAGAAGAAGAAGTAGAGATTATTGATCAGATTATGGGCAATGATTTACCTGAAATTGAGGTAGCCTAATGAACCATCCTGTTGAACTGTTGGCTCAAGCCTATCTTAAAGATATCGTTAATAACAAAACTAAGATGGACTCCGACATTATAGAAACTGTTGTTAATGATATACGAGATGCCTTGCACCGACAGTTTGCAGGGGAAACACGACAAGAGTTTAGATTAAGACCATCTAACTTGGGCAGACCTAAATGCCAACTGTGGTTTGATAAGAACAAGCCTAGTAAAGCATCTGATCTGCCCTCTAACTTTGTCATCAATATGTTTCTAGGAGATGTTGTTGAAGCGATATTCAAAGGCATCTTACGAGCCATGAAAGTTGAGTTTCAAGATAATGGCAAGATTGACCTAGACGTAGATGGTGAAAACATTACAGGCGAATACGATCTTATTTTAAATGGTAAAGTTGATGACGTTAAATCAGCATCAGCTTGGTCATATAAGCATAAGTTTGATAATTATAGTAGTTTAGCAGAGCATGATGCGTTTGGTTACATACCACAATTAGCTATTTATTCAGAGGGTACAGGTGCTGATGTAGGTGGTTGGTGGGTAATCAACAAAGGCAATGGCGAGTTCAAGTACGTATCAGCCGAGCAGATGGACAAAGATGCTGTAATGAAAGATGTTAGATCAACTGTTGCTTATATAAATAATGATGAGCCTTTTGAGAGGTGCTATGAACCTATTCCTGAAACATACAGAGGAAAAGAGTCAGGCAACATGGTCTTACCTAAAGAGTGTCACTTCTGCAAATATAAATATGATTGTTGGGATAACATACAGGAGCTACCATCTAAAGTATCTCAAGCTAAAGAGCCACCTATGGTAGAGTACATATCTTTAGCATGAGGAGAAGACACAATAAACGTAAGTATCGTAGTGGTCTAGAAGAAAAAGTAGCAGAGTTCATACAAGAGCATGAGTCTTGTGTTCGCTATGAGGAGTTCAAGATCAAGTGGACAGATGTACGTTTTAGAGTATACACTCCTGACTTTGTTTTAGATAATGGTATTATTATTGAAACAAAAGGACTGTTTACTAGTGAGGATCGTAGAAAACATATTGAAGTACAAAAGCAACATCCTGAATTAGATATTCGATTTGTCTTTACAAATGAAAGAAGTAAACTATATAAAGGTAGCAAGACAACTTATGGTATGTGGTGCGATAAAAACAATTTTAAATATGCAACGAGGATTATACCTCTTAAATGGTTAAAGGAAAAAAGTAATGTATCAACTAGGAAAAGATGACATAGCACTTATGTTCTTCTGTGGCGAAGACAAAGATGGTAAATGGAATGGTTGTTATGAAATTAAAATGTACTGTGATTACGCTAATAAATTTGGTACAGATCATGTAGATAATATGAAAAGACTTATGGGCTTGGTAACTACTTGTGTTCACTTAATGGCTGAAGATGATAACTTTAGACTTACAGTACATGATGAATACGAGAAGAGAGAGAAAGCTTTTCACGAGCAACGAGTTCATAATGTCATGGACAAACATGATGAGTTAGAATCAAAAGTAAAATCTGATCCTAAGATTATATCTAGAAAGGGAAATATTATTAAAGTTGATTGGGGGCAAATATAGTGGCTATAGAAGAGTTTAAAGGTAAATATACAGAGGATGCATTTACACCTAACTTAGAAGACATGGTTAATAATCCACCTCATTACAATCAGCATGGTATAGAATGTTTAGATGCAATACGAGCCGCAACAGGAGAGGGGTATCAGTATTACTTACAAGGTAACATACTAAAATATCTGTGGCGATATAGATACAAGAATGGAAAAGAGGATTTAGAAAAAGCACTATTTTATCTAAAAAGAATGATTGAGGAAGTAAATGAAAGTTAAAGTATTTTTAATGCTTGACATTGATGAGGAAGAAAATATATTTCCTATTGACGATGGCATTGAGGATGCTGTACAAAGCACCATTGAAGATTTAATCTTTGATGTTGATGGAATTGAAATTAAAAGTATAAAGGTGACACATGACAAACGCACTACCAACTGATTATCAAAACTTCATAGCTGTTTCTCGCTATGCAAGATGGATTGCTGAAGAAAACAGAAGAGAAACGTGGACAGAAACAGTATCAAGATACATGGATTACTTATGTAGCAAAATTAATATTGACAATGCTACTAAAGGATATCTGTGGGAAGCGATACATAGCCTACAAGTAATGCCATCTATGAGAGCATTAATGACTGCGGGTGTCGCACTTGATCGTGACAATACTGCGGGATACAACTGTGCTTACTTGCCTGTTGATGATCCCAAATCATTCGATGAAGCTATGTACATATTACTGTGTGGTACAGGTGTTGGCTTTAGTGTTGAGAGAAAGTACGTAGAGAAGTTACCTGAAGTTCCTGACAAGTTATACAAATCAGATACATGTATTAAAGTAAAAGATAGCAAGGAAGGTTGGGCAAAATCTTTGCGTGTGTTGATATCTCTTCTTTATGCTGGTGAAATACCCACTTATGATGTGTCAAAGGTACGTCCTGCGGGATCTAGGTTAAAAGTATTTGGTGGTACTGCATCTGGACCCGGACCTTTAGTGCAACTGTTTCAATTTGCTATCAATACATTTGAGAATGCTAAAGGACGAAAGCTTAATTCATATGAGTGTCACAGTTTAATGTGTAAGGTTGGTGATGTAGTTGTATCAGGTGGAGTACGCCGGTCAGCTATGATTAGTTTGTCTAATTTATCTGATATAAGAATGCGTCATGCCAAGTCAGGTGAGTTTTGGAAAACTGCACCACACATGAGTATGGCTAATAATAGTGTTGTTTACACAGACAAGCCAGATGGTGCTACATTCTTGCGTGAATGGACATCGTTAGTTGAGTCTAGATCAGGTGAACGTGGCATATTCAATAGAGTTGCTGCTCAAAAGCAAGCTGAGAAGAATGGAAGACGTACATCAGACATAGATTTTGGATGTAACCCATGCTCTGAGATCATACTGCGTCCATATCAGTTCTGTAACCTCACAGAGGTGGTAGTTCGTGATAAAGATACCTCTGATGACCTAGCGAGAAAGGTGCGACTAGCAACGATTCTAGGCACAGCACAGGCGACATTGACTAAGTTCCCATATTTAAGAAAAGTGTGGAAAGACAACACAGAAGAAGAAAGATTGTTAGGTGTTAGTCTTACAGGTATCATGGATAATGGATTAACTAGTTCTACATATGATTTGAAACATATATTACAAGAGTTAAAACAAGTGGCTATTGATACAAATAAAGTTTATGCTGATAAGTTCGGTATACCACAATCAACTGCAATTACTTGTGTTAAGCCTAGTGGTACAGTATCACAACTTTGTGATTCAGCTAGTGGAATACATCCTAGATATTCAGAATATTACATAAGAACTGTAAGAGGTAGCAATCACGATCCACTTACACAGTTTATGAAAGAGCAAGGTGTTCCTAGTGAGCCATGTGTAAGCAAACCAAGTGAGAATACTGTATTTAGTTTTCCATTTAAGTCACCTCGTACATCTACAACTGCATCCAATATGTCTGCGATAGATCAGCTAGAGTTATGGCTAACGTATCAAAGATATTGGTGTGAGCATAAGCCTAGTTGTTCTGTCTATGTTAGAGATCACGAATGGGCAGAAGTTGGTGCATTTGTTTACAAACACTTTGATGAAATGTCAGGTGTATCTTTCTTTCCTAAAGATGATCACGTATATCAACAAGCACCATATAGTGAGTGTACTAAAGAAGAATATGAAGAAGCAATAAAAAAAGCCCCATCTAAAATAGATTGGAGCTTGTTAAAGGACTTTGAGAAAGAGGACACTACCTCTTCTAGTCAGACATTTGCTTGTAGTGGAGATTCATGTGAAGTTGTAGATATCGGTGCTTAAATGCAGTTTGATCTTTTCGAAGAATTACCTACAGATGTGGAAGATGGTAAAACATGCATTAAATGTAATAGGTATTTACCTCACGAATCTTTTGAATGGTTTTCAGGAGCTAATACATGGAGAAGACCAGAATGTAAAAGGTGTAGAGGAGAAAGTAGGAAAGTAACAGAAGCCTTAAAAAAAAGTACTCCCCCACCAAGTAAAGACCACACTTGCCCAATTTGTGCAAAAAGTTTAGAAGAAATATCTTTACATAGATCAAAAAGTATGGGTTCATTTGTTTTGGATCACGATCACGAAAAAAATATATTTAGAGGTTGGTTGTGCCATTGTTGTAATACAGCTATAGGTATGTTACGTGACGATCCAACCACAGTAATGAGAGCATATAAATATCTAAAGGAGTTCAAAGATGAACATAGTTGATAAAGGCTACAAAGCATTTTGGAAAGGTAATTTAATTAATCCTTATAATATAGGCACTTACAGAAATAAAGAATGGGAAAGAGGATTTAATAAAGCCTACTTTGAGCAGTTAAAAAGGGTAAAGAAACATGAATCTAGAAAAGGAAGCAGAACAGTTCATTAATAATAAAGTGAAAGATTGCAAAGAAGACATTAAATTAATTATACAAGAATTAAAAAAAGCACTTGACAAATTAGAAAAAATGCTTTAATATATAGATAGATTGGTTGCAATATATTTCGTAATCAATCGTAGCTGTGTGGTCAACTCTGAGGGGGTGGGTATTAGTTTACTGCCCCCTTTTTTTTTATCAGTATGATTCTTGATTGCCATACCTGTCTATCTTAACTCTTTCAGCTTCTCTATACGTGCCTTTATATCCTGTTAAATCAAATCTGCCTTTCTTACTTCCTTTGTCTGCGATTCTTTTTGATTCATCAATTAATTTAGCTAAATAATCTGTTATTCTAAAATCTCTATCTTCTCTAGTTATTTCAAATAAATCAACTAAACTAATTTCAGGATCTAGTCTAAATTTTGAATCTTCATTAAGCTTTTCATTTATACTGTTAATTGCTTTTTTTCTAATGTCCACATTGTAATTAGATAATTTTTGTAACTGTCGTATTCTTTTTGCTAAATTTGCAGTAGTTGACCCATCTCCTTCTTTAAATTTTATGTTTGTATTTAATACGTTTGCTTCAACCAACTTGAAGAAATCTTTTTTTACATCTTGTATTAAGTCTTTTGTTAGTTCTGCTCTTTCACTTATTGATCCCTTAATAAAATCTTCCCTATTCATAAGGTGAAAAGCCTTATCGTTCATTAGAGGTGCAATTAGAGTTCTGATAAATCTATCTCCTTCAGGAAATTTAGTTTTAAATTCTGTTTCATAAACTGCAAGTCCTGATTTAGCCAATAGTATTTCCATATTAGTTGTGGGTGCTTGTGCTTTTAGTCCTGATAAATTAGCACCTATGTCGTATACATTTTTTACTTTTTCTTTTTCTGTATCTCTAGAAATTGTTGTCACAGGATTAATTTTATCATTTCTAGGAACACCTATAGCACCTAGAAGTTCATTAAAATATCTAGCTGAATTAAAAACAACTGCTTCCCAACTGTTTTTATTATCAAAGGTTACTTTATCTGCACCTTCATCTGTTGTACTTCCACTTACAATTGTACCAATTGGTTGAAAAGGACGAGTTATTCCTGATACATAATTTGTTGGAATGTTTGCAAAAAACTTAATCATTATTTGTTCAGCAGTTTCATAATCACCATTAATAAAATCAGCAATCATGTTGTTTAGAGTTGTACCACTTGTTAAGTGTCTACTTATAGACCCAAATGCAAACTGTTCAAGTAGATCTCTATTCATTCCTTTTCCTAAATCAGATTTTGTTCCATCTTTACTTATGGAATTTCTAATATTGTAAGCCCTAGCTGCACAAAAACATTGAGATAGGGGAAAGTGATATCTAATGTTTATCTTTTTACCTCTGTATATTTCTTCATCCCATTGAAGTCCTTGTTGTAACTTTGCTTTATCTCGTTCTACACATTGCGAAAACATAGAGTAAGTTGTAGCACCTCTTACAAGTGTGTCTGTAGGAATATCATTGTATTTTCCTATTATACTTAAAACATCCCCTTTAGCCACTAGCTCTTTAACTTCTTTTACATCTTCAACTAACCGATTTATAAAGTTTTGTTTAGTTACAGAGTTTTCTATATCAAGGTCGGTGGGATCTCCAAATCCTTGTGCATATTTCTCTTGCCACTCTTCACTAAGAATGTCTTGTTCAGTTAACATTAAAGGTATAGCAATACCACCTGTTGCAAATGCTTTCATCACTCTTCTTTGATTGTGATGTCCTATTGTTCCTGTTCTTATAAGTTCCATTATAGCGGCAGGAGATCCCCCACCTAGAGCATCATAGGTAAAAGCTGTCATGTTATTAAAAAATCTACCGAATGGAAAATAAACACCTAAGATAGGAATATTGCCTATTTCTTCTATGTTGCGAGCTATATAATTCATAGCATTGCCAAAAAACTTAGTGGGTGCAAGCAACTTAGCATCAGATGATTGTAATCCTAGCATCCAATCTTTGTCGTAAGCATAACTTTTAGAAAATATATCTCTCTGAGTCATGGGTGTCGCTTCTGTTAAAGCATCAAAAAAACCTTTAGAAGAAAATATTTCATTGATTTTTTCTTTTGGTAAACTTGCTGCTTCTCTTAAACCTATATACTTGCCATCTGCGTTTTTAACATTCATTCTCATGGCTAAATCTAGATTAGTAATGAAAGATTGAGACTTAGTAAAAACATCTACAAAGTCAACTGCATTTAAAAATCTAGCAACTTTTAATGATCCCTCTGCTACATGCATAGTAGGAGTTACATGCCCTACAATTTTACCATTTTCAACTTTTACGTTGCCCATTTTTTTAGCTAAATCACTAAGACTATCGCCAGCCTCAACACCTGCATTTGTATATTGATTAAGTAACTTAGCTGTTTCAGGGTCTATCTTTAATATTTGATTGTAAAAATCTATACTTGCAACAGGGTCAAACGCAGTAGCTAATCGTTCTTTTGTATTATAAAAGATAGCTTTACTAGTCTTAAAAGACTCTTGTAAAACACTCATATCATTTCCTGTTAACTTTTTCTTTGTAAAATTATATGCTAACTTATATGGCATCGCCCATAAGTTTAGTGCTAAAACACCTGCATCAGATGCAACATTAACTCCTGTTGCTGCTGTCCACCCAGCTAAGTTATATACACTTGTTGTAAAGTTAGTAACAACTGCCCTTTTCCAAAATGTTTGAAAATAAGAATCAAATTGTTTGCCCTTTTTATATTTTTCTAGTAACTCTCTTTCTGTTAATTTCTGAGTTATTTCCTCTGAATTATTATAAACTTTTTTTGCTAGGTGTCCTACAAAACCTAATTCTCTTCCACCTCTTGATCCTGTTCTTGCCAAATCAGTTAAGAAAACACTCCAATAATCTTGATTCTTAGTTCTATTGTCTACCTTACCAAATCTAACCTTTCCATCTTCACTTATAGGATTTTCTGCAAGTATGGACTTTTTGTATTTTCCATCTGTGTCCATCTCTTTTAATTTTTTAGCTAAAAATCTTCTAGTGTCGTTATCTATGACTTCATTTAACATATAACTTAAATGTTGCATAAATTCACCTGAACCTTTTTTGCTTTTAAGTTTGCCTATATAAGTAACACCTAATTTATTTGCTAGTAAATCAAACATACCATCAATGTTTTTAGATGGATCAGTAGGATGTTTATAGCCATCTAAAAAAACTCTCATAAAATCAACATGATTTGTACCATTTGCAGGCTCTAACAATGTTGCTCCACCTTTAGTAACTTCGTTCCATCTATTCATAATCTCTTTAGCTTTTAAAGAAATCTTTTTTCTAGCTATTCTTTTATCTTTTGCACTTAACTGCAACTTAGTATAGAAATTTGGAAAATCAAAACTAAAAGATGATAAATTTTTACTCTTTCTAGCTTTTAGTCCTATCTGGAATCCACCTGTAATTATTGCAGATGCTGCTGTAAAACCTGTCTGATATGGGTTGTATTCATCTTGGTATCCTATATCCATTAATGCATGTTGATACCAATGTCCTAGTTGAGCTTGTGCATAACCATCAATACCAGCACCTAATGTTATTTCAGAGATGTAACCTTTTGTTGTTAATTTTTTTATCTTTTCAGTTGCAACTTTTCTACCGATAGGCATTCCTACTTTTGTAGACCCTGCTTCAATTACCTTAGTCATTCCTGGTATATTTTTTACTACCTTGCCAGCTATGGCGGGTCCTGCCCAAGTCATAGGACTTTCAGTAGGTGATAATATATTGAAAGCATGTTGACCTAGTAAAGATCTAACTTTAGACCAATCTTTTGTTTCTATGGATTCTCCAATAAGATCCCCTAGATCAGGGTACTTCTCAAATATATCATATCCTGTTTTAAGATCTTCTAACTTTCGTAAATCATTCTCATTTGCAAGTCTTTTAGCTAATACTGTTTCTCCCCATAAACCTAACTCTGATGTACTAATGCCACGATGTGCTGTTGTAAATTGCTCATATACTTCTTCATTTGTTAATTGATAAGCTGATTTACCTAGTCCTCGTGTTTCTAAGATTGCTCTCAAGCCATCATTAAGTGTTGGATTTTCAATTAACTCTTCTTTACTAAAAGACTCTATTTCTTTAATGTCATACTTACTTAATGGTCTATATTCATATTCTCTAGAGCCATACATTTCACGCAATGGCTCTTTAGGTATCTCTATAGGCTCTACATCTAATTGATTATTATTAGTATTAGTGTTAGTCTGAGCATTAAAATCTATATGATCATAAATTCCCACGATTAATTTCTCCTTCGTATAAACTGTTCAATTCCATCACTTGTAAGCTGACTTAAATTAGCTGAAACAAGAATCAATTTTCCATCTTCACTTGCTGGGTGCAAAAATGTAATTGTATCTGTGGGTCTAAATCCATTATACGAACCTCTATCAGGGTCAATGTTTAACAAGGTTAAGAAATCTTTGACACTATCTACATTTGCAAAGACTTTGCCATTAATAGGAAATTCTCTTTTTATTATAAGTTTTGAAGATTCTTTCCTAGATCCTCTAGCTCTTTCATCAACAGTATATTGAGCTATATTACCAAGCATTGATTCAGAAAATAATTTACCATGATCTATGACAGATTGAAATGAAACAGCACCAGACCCTATACCATCAATAAGATCCTCACCATGTACAGTAAATTGACCCCTATCTCTACTATCTTGTGTAAGAGATTCACGATGTTGTTCTTGTAATGATAAAATTTTGGTTGGTGTAAACTTTTTGTTGCCCTCTGCGTCTACTTGTTTATCTAGAATAAAATTAGCAAAGTTGGATTCTATAAGAACCTGAATTGCGGCATTGCCCTCAAAAGCATTTTTTAACCTTTTAGCACTTTCCATTGCTGCTTTTTGATCAGATGTAGCACCTTGCATACTTCCAATTTCAATTGTTTCATCTAACGACTTTATATCGCCATCCCACGGGATATAATCCCCATCATAGTAACCACCTGCTCTTGAGAAATCCCCATCTGCACCAAAAAAATTAAATTCTTGTGATTCTTGTAAACTTATAAACGAATTTGTAATATCTTCGTATAAATTATCTTGTACGTTTTCTACAAATAAATTAGGATCATTTCTACTGAAATCGTAACTGCCCGGTATAGGAATAAAATCTTCAGGGTTCTGACCTAGATAACCTGCTTGTGAAAGCTCTGCTAGTTCTTTCATAGTGAATGTTGTACCATCAATTGTTTGCGATGGCATTACACTCATTAACTTAGCTTGCTCTTGCAATGCACCTGCAGTTGGATTATAAAAGGATGCAAATAGCCCTGTCTTAGCTTGGTTTGCATTTTCTGATGCAGCTATAATATCTTTATAACCACTAAACTGTGTATCTAAGTAATCCCTAAATGTTTTACCTTCTGTTTCTTCAAATGTTTCCCAATCTTGATCTGTATAATTTCTTAATATTGTTTCTGCTTGTGGAAACATTCCCTCTATCTCTTCAGCTGAAAGTTTATAAGAGTCACTACCTGTAGCTTTAGCAAGAGCCGCCTCTTCTTTTTCAAGTGCTGCTGCAAATAATCTCCATTGACCTGATTCAACTAAGGCTTTTACAAAAGGTTTTCTAACTGCTAATCCTTCTCCATCAATCATACTACTTCTGTACCATTGATCTAGTTCATTCTTTTCTTTTTCTATTTCTTTTAATCTTGGAATAGTTTTACCATTAACAGTAGCTACTGTGTTCTTAGATAAATTTGCACCTAATGTTTTAGACAATTCAAGTTGATCTTCCATAACATCAGCTTGTCCTTGTACTCCTTTAGGATTAGCCATTGCTATTGCTAATGTACCTAGACCATAAATCATGTCACCTGTGGTTAATCTACTTTTTAACCTTGTAAAATAATCATCTTTTTTAGTTGTTGGATCACCTAATGACATGTTATTCTCCTCTTCTTGCCATTAAAGAAGTAGGTTGTTCTTTTTCTTCTATTGGCATCTCTTTTTGGTCTTCTACTTCATCTACAGATGGCTCACCTTCTTGCAACATTTCAACTGTTTGTCTCATTAGTTCAACACCACCATCATCTGTTTTAGGATCTTTCTGCAATGTATCAATTCTAGCTTCTAAATCAGTAGCTAACTTTTGATTTTTCATACGATTATTCTTTCCTGAATTGTCAGGGTTTAAACCATCTATAACTTTTATGCCTGCTCTCTTGCCTATAAGTCTAATAAATTCATGTAAAAGTGGACTTATAATAATTCTTGTTTGCATACTATGTTTGCCCTCCATTACATTCTGCATTGTAATAGCATTAACAATTAATTCTACAGGAGCTTGCATAGATAACATTTCTGCTATATTATCTATAAACTCTTCTGAATACATAATATCTAAATAATAACCTATTATATGTCCTAAATCTGGCATTTCAGGAGGTCTTTCATATGGTCTTAATCTAGGCTCAACTGTTAATGACTCACCAGGCGTTGGTCTATCAAAAAAATTTATTCCACTTTCCATTTGCATTAGTTTATCTCCTCTCAGCAAAACTTCTAATATTCATAGCGTCAGGTCTTTTTAATGGAGTTTGTGCTTTTTCAACTACACCTGCTAATCCATTATAGCCAGCAAATATATGTCTTCCTATTTCTATTCCACCATCTAAATGTTCTTTTAATAAAGATTTACCCCATGTTGGAGTGTCTTTTTTATTGTCACTAGCTACTAACATTCCTGATGGACTCCAATAATGCGTTGCAAAATTAGTTGGATCAGCTATTTCTCCTGATAGCACTTTATCTAATACAATAGACATATTCTTATATGTATCACTATCTTTGTCTACCTTAACTCTTTTATTCCCATGCTTATCGTTTCTCCACGCAGAAAATTGGCTAGGTCTAGTTATGTGATTAATTGTTTTTCCAAATTTACCAGATGCTAGTCTATTAAATATAATATGTGCAATAGCTGCTTGACCTAGTTCACCTTCTCCCTCTGCTTCACCGATCATTGTTCTAATAATTCTATCTCTCTCTTTGCTATTTAACTTGAACAAGTCAGGTATATCGCCCGATTCTAATTTAGCTTTACTGTCTGGTGATAATGGTGTAGATAGTGTAGGTGTGTTTTTATCTACTACATTACTATCTACTGATTCTATTTCACCTAAATTAATAGCTTGATCTTTAAGATCGGCAGGTGACAAATTTGTTTGATTTAATGACACTAAAGGTTCTGTTCCGGTAGGCTCTTTCCCTATCTTTACTACTGCATCGTTCTTGTCTATTCTGTCAATTTCATTATTGATCTCACCAAAAATATCTGAAATTACATTCATATAGATTTTATTTCGTCTTTCCTCATCTGAAGTAGTACTTTCATCTAATAGAGCATACTGTTCTATTGCATTTGCAACACGTTCAGTTTCACTTTTTGCTATCTTACTTGAAAGATCACTATATGGATTTGTGTAGAATTGATACTCTTTGACTCCTTCACTTAATGGAAGTCCACCATCTCTACTAAGTATATTGGGCATACTCATACCCCTATTTAATTTAGCTTTTGCAACATGAGAGTTGTACCCTTTTGCATATGTTATTTTATCATCTAGCATTTGTACCATAGCATTTCCTTTATTTACTAATGTTAAAAGTGTTATACACCAGCTAAAACTCCTAATATATTTTGAAATATTGAACTCCATCCATTTGCTTTAGCAGCATCTGTCTTTGAATTTGCTTGAAGTTGTGCAATCATCAAAGAACTTGCTCTTTGTTTATCATTGTCTGAGGCTGTAAATATCCAATTCATCATATCTCTATCTGCTTGAAAGATATGATCTAACTGTGTTTTAGTAAATGCAGTTGCATTTTGAGCATCTTGCATATTAGCAGCATTTTTAGCGGCTGTATTTGTTGTTGTAACTAATTGTTCCCATTGAGCATTTGCTTGGGCAACTGTTAATGAGTTTGTTGCATTAAATTGTGCCCGGTTCTCTTTTAACGTAGAGAAAAACTTATTCATGGCATTCTGCTCTTGAAACTCTAACGCATCCATTGTATTTTTTTGTTCAGCATTAAATTTTTCTTGAGAAGCAATAAGCCCCTCTACAAACATGTCCACTTGATTTTTCTGTTCAGCATTAAATTGTTTAGCTGCATTTTCAGCAGTTTGATCTTTGAACAATGCTTGAACCTTTGCCTCTGCTTTAAAAATTGCAGTTTGTTGTTCATTGTCTAAGTTTTTAAGATCCATTTGTAAAAGATTATTAGCATTAGCAACTTCTGCTTGCTGTTTGTTAGTTAAGTTAGTCATGTCCATTTTAGTTAGAGCTGCTGCATCAGAAAGAATCTTTGCATTTTTTGCATCTAAATTAGCAAGATCAACAGTATTAGCCATCCTTGAATTTTCTAAAGCTATTTGCACATCAGCATCATAATTCTGCCTTGCTATTTCAGATATAGTTGATGCATTTTTTACTCGTGCTTGAAACTCTTGATCAAATTCTATACCTAAAAAAGTTGCTCTCTGTTCGGCTGCTAGTATAGTAGCTTGTTGTCTATTAGAAAGATTTTCTAACTCAAACCTAGCAACTGTTTGAGCATCTGCTTGTGCAATGGGTACAGCAGCTTCCATTGCCGCTTGTACAATGGCTTGACCTGCTAAAGATGATGCATTTAATCCTCTTGCATTAAGAGCGGCTAACGCAGTACGCATAGCTCCTGCTGCCCATGTTGGAGTTGCACCATCTTTAAAATCATCCATCAGATTATCTAATTGACCTTGTACTAATGCTTTTGTACTAGGGTCTGCTGTTACAAATGATTTCTCTGTTTCTTTTATGACTTCATCTGCTTTATCTTTATCATAGGCAGACTGAACTGTCTCATTGTCTTGCAATGTTCTTTTATTTGGTGCTTTTACAGTTTGTGCCGTGTCAATTTGAGCAGCATCATACTTAGGATCTAATTGACTTAGCTCATCTTCTGTCATTGTTTGAGCATCAACTTTATCTTCGTCTGCTATCGTTCCTTTTTTTGCTGCAAGATCATCTAAAGCTTTTTCGCCTATATTATCTAGTGATTTTGTTATATCAGAATCTTTGATTGTTGTTGCATCTAAATTGTCTGTATAATTTGCTTGTTCTGCGTCTTCTAAAGAAACATCTTTATCGGTTGTATCAACAGATCCTGTAATTTGACCTGCACCACTATCAATTTTTGCTGCTTCTTTCTCTGCATCAGTAATTGTTGATATGGGAGTTGAGGTAATTTTAGGTGCATAAGCTCCTCCAGGTGTCTCGCCTTTGCCTGTAGTACTAGGATCTGCATTTGGATCTGTAGTACCTGTACCTGTATTTACATCGTCTGATGTTGTTGTATTTACTGAGGATAGTTTAGGAGGATCAGGAGTGTAAGTAGTCGCACCAGGTGCTGTAGCTCCAAACTTTATATTTGCATCTGTAGACGCTTGTGTGTTAGCACCATATCCTTCAGATCTAGCTGCTTCTTTCCATTCTTCTTTTGTAAAAGGTGCATTACTAAAGTTATAATTATCAAATGTAGATAAATCCTTATAATTACCACCTGATCCACTAATATACTTATTCATTTCAGATAATGGCATACCACCTGGTGCAAAACCTCGTTTCTGCCTACCGACTAATGTTGTTGCCTCATTGAACATATCCATAACATAACTTCTTGCTTTGTCATTGCCCATGATAAACTTATTTATATCAGCCATATTGTTCTTTCCTGTGTAGCCCTTCATTTGAGCTAACTTGAACATTTGATCATTCGTAAATCCTGCAAACTTTGCCATGTCTATTAATCCTTACTTAATACTTTATCTAATTTATCTTCTAGTCTATGTAATGCATCCATCACTTGACCAAGATCATCACGCATTTCTTTACGTGTTACGTATTCTTCTCTTGTCTTATTCAATAGTATATCAATGCGTTTGACTTCCTGTATGAGTCCTCTAAATGCCCACACAGCAGGAGCTATTACTAAAGTTAAAATAATGTTCCAAAACATCCACATACTAATTTCCATAAGTTACTCCTGTATTGATTTTAAATACCATATAAGCCAACCAAAACCGATAATTGTACATACTAATAGAAATATAAAAATGCCCTCTATAATACGTTCTTTTATCTCTTGTTGACGATACAGTTGCTCTTGTCTAGCTTTTCTGATCTTACCTTCCATTGCAATCAATTCATCCCACGCTTTGTGTCCATGTGAAAATTGAATGAAAGTTTTAAGCTCATATCTTTGCTCTTCTAGTTTCTTCTTAGCGGCAAAGGCTTCTAAGGCTTCTTGTTCTACTGATCCAAATACCTTACGAAAGATAGGTGGATTCTTAGCTGACTTTTCTTTTTGTTCTATATCTGACACAGCACCCATCCATCTTGATAAATCGCCTGTCATAGATTCTATATCACGACCTGCCTGAAAGGCTTTCTTTAAACCGGCGAATGCCGTGCTTGCTGTAGTCAAACAAGCTCCGATTGTAATAGGATCGAACATTAGCCTTTAACCAATAGTTGTGTAGTAGATAGTGCAGTACCTGCTTTAACATTAAGCTCTCCTGAATCAGGTGCTTCTGTAGTTAGTGTTCCATCAGGATCAATATAATGAAGACTACCTGTTGTAAGATTTGACTGTTGATCACTAACTGATCCAATAATGTCTGCTGTAGCTGTTCCATTAGTATTAGTACCACCCTTTGACATACCAATATAATTATCTGCTGTTATATTTAACTTACCAAACTCTACAACTTTTGCTGTTCCATAATGATTGTTATCTGAATCAGCATATAGTACAACAGTCTTATCCATTACAGGATCATAAATAATATCGTTATACTGAAACTCAGTTGTAACTTCTGTTACAGGATGTGTCCTTCTAGTTGCATGACCATTATCATAACCGACATCTACATCTGATATTATTCCTTTTGTGCTTTCAACTTCAGTCAATATAAGTGCTTTATCTCTTCTATGATCATATGTTACTTTATTTCTATAGCCACCCTTATCACCACCTGACCAACCATACGCATCACCATGAGGTGAATTATTTAAAATAACTGTCTCACCACCTGCAACTAAACCTGTACCTGATAGACTTAGACCTCTAACAGTTAAATAGTCATTATTACCTGCATCCATATAAGCAACTATAGCTTTTCTTGATTTCTTACAAAAAGCAGTAGCTATATGATGTGTAGTACCTGAATTAACAACTCCGTTTGAACCATATGAAAGATCATTTTGTGTACCTGTATCACTTCCGGGTGTAGTTACTATAGCACGACCTTCCATATAATTATTGTTATTATCATCTCTCCAAAAAATTACTGCTCTCCTACTATTAGGTGCAACACTATCTATGTATACTAAAGATTGATACATAGAATCACCTGCATTAAATATTACTATACCACCAAAACTTAACACACCACTTGTGTTAAAGTTTCCTACACAACAGTACCCCCCTGCTGTGCCAGAACCTATCTGCATACATACTACTACTCTTTTAGTGTTTCTATCATATACACAATTAATATTACTACTTACTGTCTGACTTGT